CGCCGCCACGGTAAATATCTGCGTGCGCGACGTGACCAGCGTGGCGTTATTCTGGTGCAACGCAGTGGTCATTGCGCTATCTGCCACGTTTGTTCCGTTGACGCTGGGCCAGAAGTAGAAGTGGACCGTGCTTGCTGACGTGGATGATATTTGCGCAGAAAACGACACGACGTATTGGCCAGCCTCCTCGAACACAATGCGCGACGCTGGCGTGCCTTGCGTGATGCCGTCGTTGCCAGTGGGCGCGTCATATGTCAGCTTGTACGCCGTGTTGGCGGCGACAGGCGTGACGTCAGACGTCAGGATAAAATCAGCGTGGCCGTCTTCCAGCACAACTTGCCGCCACTCGCCGTTTTTACTGACAACGGGGTATTCGTTTGTGCGATCCCACATTAACACGCCATCTTCTGCCGCGCTCTCGCCGCCCGTCTGCTGCACCAGAGGCGAACGCGTCTGGCCAAGATAGAGCATCATGCGCCGCGCCCATGACTTCCAGTCATCGCCCTGCGGCTCTGGTGCGCGGTACTGCTGCGTCATCTACGTCCACCCGCAACAGTGTCCAGCCGGTTTATGCCAACACGCCAGTCAGCAAGCCTTGCCCCGTCAACGCGCATCCGCACCTGACGGCCAGTGAAGCGCATGCTGGTGGGGTTGGACATGCTAAACGGCCCGTATGATCTCTCGGTGCCGTTGGGGTAGAAACGCGTTTTAAACGTTGCGCTGACATCGCCTTGCGTTTTTTCGTCTGGGATCATCTCCGTCACGCTGATGACGTTATCGCCAGTGCCGAGCATAATTGGGCCGGTTTCCGCAAACGGCGTCAAACCGCCATACTCGAAGCCGATCTCATGCTCATATATTTTCTTGTCAGACGGATCAAACATCATCGGCTGCCTAAATGTGCCGGAGTCAGATCCTGCTGTGCGCGCCAGCTCGCCAATAGACCACGTATTCTCGACGTAATTATACACGGCGTATCTGTTGTTTTCGTTTGATGAACTGGACGGGTAGAACCACCATATCTCGCCAAAGTCGCCATTTGACATCGCAAACGCCTTGCTGATTTGCGCGCGGTTGATGTCGTTAAACACGTAGTCAGACACGTCGCTCTGGATCTCCTGCACGCCGCCGCCGGTGTAGGCGTAAAACGCATGCACGCCCATCCAGAAGCACCCAGCGTCAACCTTGGCATATGCAAGGTTAGCCGCAAGCCCGCAGGCTGCGCCAACGCGCTCGATGCCATACACATATGGCGGGCCAATATAGTTGGCGACATGCGCGTCTGTCGTTGTTAGGATAAGCGTTTGCCCGCGCACATTCACGCCAGCCATAATTTGCCCGCTCGTCTGCAACTCAAGATCGCCAGCCTCGTTTGTCGCGGCAGGCGTCCACGTCGTGTTATCTTCGCGGTCAGACCACTGAACAAGGCGTGGGTTGCCGCCTGCGCCGAGGCACATCAGAAAGCGCTCTGCCGTGACAACAATGCTGCGGTTATTGACTGGCGCGTTGGCGACCTGCGCGGCAATCGTGCCGGTGTTGAGCTGCCATTCGTAAACCTTGCCGTCGTCTTCGTTATTGGCCAGCAAGTATTCGCCCCACGGCTGCAACGCCCAAGCGGTCGCTGGCTGGATGCGTACAGTGTCTGGCCGCGCAACGCCGTATGCGTAGCTGCCAAACAGGCCGCCGCCATATCCAGTAAACGCTATGGCGTCTTCGCGGCCAGCGGTCAGGCCGCTCGGCGTGATGTCGAATTGGTTGCCCGCGCTGTTGTAAACGTAAAGCTTGTTATATGTTCCGGCAGCAATCCAGCGGTCGCTGCTGTTGTCGATCCACGTTGTCATGCCGCGCGTGATTGCAGCGGTTGCCGTGTCGGATCTTTTGCGCCAACCTTTGACTGGCTGCATCGTGCCGTCGATCCAGCGTATCAGGCTGGCATCGCGCCAGCGGCCCATGCTCTGCAAGTCTGTGCCGTTGCGGTAAACCCCAGCGGGTACGTCTAATCTAATCAGGGCCATCGTTGCCTCGTTGGTGTTGCGCGCTTGCCGCAGTGTAACACATGACCATTTGATGCGCAAAAGGGCAGCGTTTTGCTGCCCCTAGCGTTTTCGTTATGCTGCGCGGCTATTCCGCGTCAGGCTCAAGGGAGGCTTTCAGCTCGGCCATGAAGCCCTGCCTGCCCATCTGAAGCTGCACCAAGTTAAACTGCGCAGAGCCGATCTTCTGGTCTAGCGAATTGATGTGATTTATGCACATCTTTGCAGTGTCGCTTAGTTGGTCTTCGGTGTATTCCACATCGTCAATCGTAATGACCTTTTTTTCTTCAGTCACGTTGATCTCCTTTCTAGGTTATGCTGCCCACGGCACCCCGTCAGCAGTCGTTGGATTTACCATTGCGTCGATTTTTGACGCTATGGCAGCTTCAGTATCAGCTTGTGATACATGACCCCAGACCCAGCCTTGAGCTTGAGCCTCAGTAATATCGTCATACGGTGTGAAGTCAGCAGCAGAGGCATCGTAGGTTAAACCACAAGTGCCATAGCTAGATGCGCTGTTGCCATCGTCATCAACGCCTGTGCAGCGCCAATGTGCAATGTAAACGCCACCGTCAGCGATTTCGTGTTCCAATGTTGGAATAGTCCAAGTGTAATTAATAGCCATGTTATACCTCCTGTGCTGCTAGATGTGCGGCATAAGCATCCTTGACCGCTTGTGTGTGAACTGCGTTACAAATGGCTTGCACCTCTGCGCTTTCACCTGTGATGTCAGCGTCAGGTGCAACAACATGGCGGCTAAAGGATCGGCTAATCTCTGCGCCATCACGCTTGATGACCGTTGCTGTACGCACTTGCACATGCTTATAATCGCCTACGATCTCTATTTTGTCTTGTACTGTTTCTTCTGTTAGTGCCATCGTTTATCTCCTGTGATGGTTGGACTGACTACCCTGTGATCCAACAGGGGTGGTTATTGGTTAGTTACATAGCTAAACACACATCTAAACGGATCATTAGACGTGGTTAAAGATACTGTAGACCCACTGCTGTCTATAAATTTGTATAAGTCTGTTCCGTGTGCCAAACGGATAAAGCATATACCGCCATTGTAAATAGTAACTCCTGAACCGTGAAGTGAGGAAATGACAACGCTGTCATTTGCAGGATTAAAAGGCAGACCATTTAACTGATGGCTAGTAAAATTAGTGCTTACTTGAAATATCAACTGACAATGAACTATACTCCCAATCTTAACGTACTGACCGTAAGAGTTGCCATCTGTTCCACCTGTTGCGTCACCCGCTATACCAACGCCAAACGTCCCCTCCTCATAGTCGTCCAGCAAATTTGCCGACCCAGTGCCGCCAAGGTAGACACCGCCACCAAGGTAGAGGTCTTTCCAACGTTTTCCTGATTGACCAAGATCAGGATCGTTGTCGGTTACTGGATAAAACACGCCGTTAGAAGTGCCTCCGTCACCAAGGACGTATGAACGTGACACTGTTCGGTCTGTCGATATGATTAACTCCCTTTCAGAACTAACTGTAAAGTTATCAAACGCATCAACCCCAATATTCCCCACAGTGACGCCGTCTTTGCGGAACTGAACAATGTCGCCATCAGTTGTTTTACGGTTAAAATAACCAACAGAACCCGCACTGGCAGTGGCTTGCGCTGAAGTAAAGTAAACTTGGCCTGTTGAACCGCTTAATGCAATCGCACTTCCGTCTGTATCACTGCTAGAAATGCCTCCATTGGTATCAGTAGTCCCCACAAGCAAGTTACCGCTGCTGTCGATGGTAGCAGCTAAATCACTGTTCGTTGTAAAATTTAAAGAGTTATTACTGTGATCGTATTGTATTTTACCAATATTGTTTACGGCTGTATCGCCTAGCAAAATACTACTTTGTCCAGCCGTTCCGCCAATGATTTTTAAAGCAGTGTTGTCTGATGATCCAGCATTGTTGTTTAAAACCACTGTGCCGTCAGACGAGATACGCATACGTTCTGAGTTGTTGACATAAAAGTCTAGGTGATCAGTTGAATGTTGGTATCGTATTGCTCCAATAAACGGATCATCTGGATCACCAAAGGCTATGCCTCCGATATTTGTATTTCCACTGTATATCTTTAAGTAACCATCTGCATTGCGTTTAAATACAGCAAAGTCATTGCCTTGTGCAGTTTGGCTTACAGCACTTTCTTCTACAACCAAAGGAGCATCAGGCGAACTCGTCCCAATGCCCAAGCTCTCCGCACTCGCATCCCAGAAGAGCGATTGGCTGCTGCCTAGTGAATCATAAAAGCTGATGTCGCCGTTGCTTTCAATATTTAGTCTAGTCCTGTCACTTCCGTCATTTGTTTGAAACGCAAGAGCATAACCGCCTTTTTGCTGTATATACGAGGCTCCGTTGTTGCGAAAAAAAGAAATATTGTTTCCAGTGATGTCTGTTGTGTACGTTGTCCCAACAGTAACCGTTCCATTGAGGTCACTTGCCCCATCCACAGTCAGCCCATCGCTGGTCAAAACCCCCGTGATGTCTACGCCTGTGCTGCTCGTCACCAGCTTCGCGCTATCTGCATACGACAGTGTTCCGGCAGCGGTTTTACCGCCAATCGCGTTGATGATCGTGTCGAGGCTGTCGAAGTCTGTGTTGATCTTCGTTCCCCACGTATCCTCTGACGCGCCTACCTCTGGCTTCGTTAAACCATATGCCGTTGTTGTCGTATCTGCCATGTTCTATCTCCTATGCCGCATCGGCCCAAGTTTCGCTTGAAGCTGATGCCGGTGTCCAATCCGTCGATGTGGGGGATACAGCCGCCCAGCTTTCTGGCGTGCTGCCCGCATCTTGCCACGTTTTGCTGTTTTCCGCAACAGGCGTCCACGTCTCAGGCGTGTCAGGCTCAGTCTCCCACTTTTTGCGACCATTTGCGACCACAGACGCCGCGCACACGATAACCGACGCAGCATTCTGCACGCGGTTGCATGTGGCGCTGACAGTTGCTACGCACGTCGCGGTGGCGCTGTCCTCGAATATCGCAACGGCGCTTGCCGTTGTGGACGCCTGCACAGCAATCGCGGCAGCGCCATCACGAACCCTCTCAGCAGACGCGGCAACAGATGCAGCAGCGGATATGGAAGCGGAGCCAATATGCACGCGCTCAGCGGCAGCCGTAACGCTGGCAGACGCCGCAATCGTGGCAGACGCCTCCCTGACGCGCGTGGCAGACGCCGCAACGGATGCAGCGACGGCAATGGTGGCGCTGCCCTCTCGAACGCGATCAGCAGCAGACGCGGTGGTCGTAACCGTCTCAATGATCGACGCCGCGCCGCGAACGCGTACAGACGCGGCGGCGGTGGCAGATGTGACGGCAACAATGGAGGCAGCGCCAATGATAGCGCCGTCCAAGCCGTAGTTGTAGCTGCCGTAGGTGCTTCGCCCGTAGCCGCTGCGATACGTCATTAGTCTAGCGTGATGTCGAGATCGCCCGCAGGAATGCGGAACACGTCGCCCGTGTCAATCGTCTTGCTGGCAGTCAGGTTGGCGTAGGCCAGTAGATTGCCGCCAGATGACGCGTCAAATATGCCGACGGCAACAACGGTGCCATATCCTGCCGTGGCAACGGGCCACTCTTCAGCGGATGTGTTTGACGCGGTATTGCCTGACACGGTAAACGCCGTCTCCTGACGCGCGTAGCCCCCGCCGGATACCTCTGTGCCGCCGCCAGTATCGTCAGGCGCAACGGTGTAAAGCGCGGTGTGCCACTCGGTCGGGCGTGTCGCGCTGTTGGTGGTAAACGACCATGTAAGAACGGTTGTCTCGAAGGTGTTGGTGAAGCTCATCTCAATACGCCTTTATCTTCATGCGGCGACCAGAACCGCCAAATTTCGCTTTATCATTGTCTGCGGTTATACCACCAATCGCGTTGCCATACAAAGATGACCACACTTGCAGGCGCGCATCGTCTTTCAGATACGGCGCAGAATGCGATAAAGCGCCATATAAATACGCGTCGGGGAAGTATTCCAGCAGCCAGTTAGACGTGTTGCTGTCGGACAGCGCGTCGATCTTGGCATAGTAATACAGCTCCGTCGAATATGTGCCATCAGGAACTGGGAACACCTCGATCTCGCCAGCCGTGATCGCGTAGTAGCGCGGCTCGTAGGTGGCGTTGGCCGTGCGGTGCTTGCGCTCCAACAGCTGAAACTGGCTCAGCAGCTCAAGCGGCTGCGTGTTGCCGGACGTAATATACATCCGTATGACCTCGTAGAAGTCAGACGGCACGGCGCTGTATTGCGTGTCGATGTTGGCCGTGGCGCGCTTCTCCTGACGCCAGTGGCGTATCTGGCGGTTCATGTCTGCCTCAGCCAGCGAAATAAACGTCGGGATGACGCTCGTCAGGTCATCGCGGTCAAGGAAGTCTGCGATGCTGGATTGCAGCTCTGCGTATGTTGTTATGGGCATTAGTCTAACAATCCTTTTTCTCGCTGGTCTGGCATCCCTTGGGCTAAAGCGCCTTCAATATCCGCTGATGATACCCCAAGAAGCGCTGCAGCGCCAGCAATCCCATACTTTCGCACGATTTCAACAAGCCTATCGTCAAAAACAACCATGTTTCTATTTC